GTGCCGTACTTGTATCTTTACGCAATTACGTAACGCAACAATAATTTTAGGGAGTTTAAAAATGACTATTAACTCATTGCAAAGTTCAGTAACCTTAAACCCATCACGGTTTAGTGCTGGTCTTGATTACACAGGTGCTGGTCAAGCAAGTGTAACAAAATCAATGGTGCTTGAAACGGCATTCACTGCACCAGGCGCAAGCAACGTTTATGGTACGTTCGCGCAAAAATCTACAACATCAACAAGTGGTTGTACGACAGTCTCAAGTATTTTTAACGAACATTATTTAGCTGGTGTTTTTGTTGATGACAAATTTAATCAAAACGCCCCTGCTAATTATGGTTCCGGCTCTTTCGTAAATGAAGGGGATTACATGGATGTTATGCGCGTTGGTTTTGTTGTTGTTCGAGTCAACGGCACTTTTGATCCTCAAGGCGATATTTATGTGAATACTAGCACAGACTCAGCTATTTTTGGAACTTTACAAAACAGTTCAACAAACGGCTATTTAATTTCTGGTAACTCATATACTAAAGGTGTGGCGCCAATCAGTATTGAATCAGAGGCTGTGGATGGATTAGTTTTAATTAGCATAAACATTCCTTAACATTTACTAATCGGAGAATAATTAAAATGAATCATTTACTACAATTGCCAAAAGTTTGTACGCCAGGGCATGCTAAAGAATTCAATTTTGAAACTTTACCAGAGTCTATGAAAAATATTACAAGAAACGCTTGTATGCTTTTTTCTAAAGATCTTTGCAAAAATTTAAAAATAACAAACAACTCACAAGCAGAATTCATTTCTCGTAAGCTGACTTATATGCTCCCACGTATTATGCTACGTGTTTATGCAGATTTGACTTTTAGGGATTATCTCCCTATTACAAGCGCACCTATCTATTCAAAAGATATTGCTATCAACATCTATGAATTGGTTGGACAAGCAACGTTTAAAAACTCACGCGCTAACGATTACGATATTGCCGACACAAACGCTACTGAAATGATGCAAAAATATTTGCAAACAGGTACAGCATTTACTATGGATTTCGTAGAAAATGCAGCGGCTCAAGCAATGGATAACATCGGTGACTTTTTAGGAATTCTTCCTCAAAAATTAGCAGCTGTCGAGCGTATGAACGAAGCTAAGCTTAATGATCTTTTCTTCAACGGTGACGCAAGCTCTAACACTTACGGTTTAACTAACCATCCTGATATTGGTAAAACAACTGTAGACACCCCTTGGGCAAGTGCAACAATTGAGGAAATGCTAGAAAACGTAAACAGTTGCTATAACACCGTGATTAGTAATTCTGAAAACAAATTTATTCCTAACACATGGGCAATTGATTTGGCATCTTGGACTAAGATCAACGGTAGATATCGTTCTTCATACTCAGATAAAACTATTCTAATGTCGGTAGCTGAAAACTTCCCAAGTATCACAAAAATTATTGCAGACCCATACCTAAAAGCTAAAGGTGCAGGTGGTAGTGGTATTATGTATTTCTTCCGTCAAGATTTGGACGTTGCAGAAATGTCTATCGCTGCAAACATGGTTGGTCAACGAGTTCAGCCAAAAGGCCAAATTGAAATTATGCCTTTTATCACTCGTTCTTCTGGCATGTTGTTGTATCAAGCGTCTGCTTTTTACGCTAACGACGGTTTATAAAAATGTTGAACATCACTGTTTCAGATATTAGGACTAATTTCCCTGAATACAGTAGCAGTGATGTTTACCCAGATTCTTTAATACAGTTTTGCATTGATGTTGCTGATTTGTGGTTTATGGAATTAAAAGCGATAACTGATCAAAATTGGATAACAAAACTTGGTTTGTATTTAACTGCTCACCATGTTTTTATAAAAAAGCAACCTGAAAAAGGGGACATGACGAATTTAATGCCAATTATATCAACAGGGTTAGATTCTTCTAGTACTGGTTATCAACCTTATGAAGGGTTGAGTAAGATTGAAAATACTTTAAGTTCTACTAGTTACGGTCAAAATTTTTTAATGCTTTTAAGATCTTGGAGAATTTTTAACGTTGGTGCTGGAATTATAGCAAATGGCTAAATTTGGTTTTACTTTTAAATTTTCGAATAAAGTAAACACTGAGATAGCTAAGCAATTACAAAATTTAAATAATGCAAGTGTAAAGGTTGGATTTTTTGATAGTAAGTCTAGCCCTTACCCAGATGGTAAAAGTGTTGCAACGGTTGCAGCGCAGAATGAGTTTGGCATGGTTGGTGCAGACGCATCAAGTTTAAAATATAAAGCTGAGAAAGTTGGGTTAGGTAATTTAATACCGAGCACTTGGAACATAACAGCTAGGCCGTTTTTTTCTACTGCTATGAATAACAATAGAGAAAAATACGGGAAATTAATTGAAAACTTTTTAAGTGGAAAGATTGGATACTCACTTGACCAATCAGAAAAGTTTTTAGGTGCATTAGGTGTGATGATGCAGAACGATATTCAAGCATCAATAACCAATGGGAATTGGGCTCCAAATTCACCGATTATTGCAAAGATTAAAAGTTTAGATAAAAAATCTGATGGTTCTGTGAAGCCTCTTATTTGGGACGGTCATATGAGGCAATCAGTCACCTACATAGTAGACACAGGGACATAATGAGACGGATTTTTGACATAAGCAAACACGTTGCGACCTACGGGGAATATGTCGATTTCTACTTAAAAGAGTCACCAGATTACTTTGAGGGTTTGGAAGTACCGCCTGAAAATTTTAGCAAAGTCGTTAAGCTTGCTGCGGTTTATCCTAACGATGCTGAAAGTTTAAAAATAGACGGGTTCGGTATTGATATTGAGGGATCTGTAAAAGTTTTCACTCAAGCGTATTTTCCGATATCGAATGAAGATGAAAACCCGACAGATACGAGAATGGTTTATAACGGCAAAGCGTATCGATTGATAACTAGAAAACGCTGGACGATGGATTACTATGTTTATTTAGCTGAATTGTTAAGGGTTGATCCAGATGTTAGCGATTAACGAGGTTTTATACTACTGGTTAACCACTTCTACATCAGAAGAGGGGACTATTTGGCGTGTTGCAAATCAATTAACAACTCCGCCAAAACCACAAGATGCTACGTCGTTTGGATTTTATAGAATTTCATCAATTAAGAATTACGGCGATCAATCTTTTTTTGACACGTACAACCCTACAAACGACAACTTAGATAGGGCAATGCAAAACTGGTGCGAGTTAAGAGTAACGATTGATATTTTAGGAAAAGATGAAAGGTTTTCAGATAGTGACGCTGCAAATTTAATTTGTAAAATTCAAGCGTACATGCAAGATGAAGATGTTAGAGAAAAATTTTATTCTGCAAATATCGGTTATTTAAGGCATGATCAAATGATCAACTTATCTTCGATTGAAAGTGCACAAGGTCGAATCAGATATACCGTCGACTATTATTTTAATATGGTTTTACAATTTAATTCAACTGTGGGGATTGCTGAAACTTTCCCTGTTAACGTTGAAGTTTTAAACTAAAGGAGTTTGGAATGACTAAGCCTATCAGTGATATTGTTAACGTCAATGTAACGTTGCAGCAAGGTTCTGTAGCATTAGAAGACTTTGGCGCGTTATGTTTTTTCACAGAAAACAGCTCAATTGCTTATGGTGATGCTGTGGAATTTTCTAGCGTAGAAGATTTTGACGCGGTTTTTACAACTTCTTCACCTGTGAAAGATTATGGTGATATTTTCTTCGCACAGCAACCAACCCCTTTAAAAATTTATGTTTACCGTGTGAATGGCGCAACAACTTCATGGGCTCAAGCTGTAGAAGACTGTTACAACTCTTTTCCTACCACTAAATTTTATGCGGTTGGTTTTGACTCTTTGGATCTAGCAACAGAAGATTACGCTGCAATTGGTGAAGTAGTTCAAGAATTTAATTTGCTATGGGTTCAAGCTGTTTTATCCACTAGCGCTGTTTCTATCGCGACTGAACTTAAAGCGCTTAACTATGACCGTGTTGCTATTGTTTCTAAAGATGACGAAACAGCAGAACAAAGAATTGACGCAGCATGGTATGGTACTTGCTTGACTCGCGACGACGAGCAAAGCGGGAACGTTATTTGGGAAAACAAACAATTAACAGGCGTTGACCCGACAACTCAAACCAACACGCAAATAGACACCCTTTTGGCTGCCTATGTGAATGTTTATGTTCCTTACGGAATTTATAACTTGGTTGTAGAAGGTTGGACATGTGCGACAGGCGTTGCCTATATCGATCAAACCGTTCTTAGGGATTATCTAAGAATTACTTGTACTCAAGCAGTAGCTGATTTCATTGTTAATAAAAACCTTGGATATACTGATCAAACTGGCGGCCTTATCAAAGGTGTTGTTATGCAAGTGTTATTGCAAGCAAGATCATTAGGTTTTCTAGATCCTGGCGCTATGCCGTCAGTGACTTGCGCATCGGTTAGCACAATGACACCAGAGCAAAAGCAATCGCGCGTGTTCCCGACAATTACAGCCACATGTACCGAAGCGGGTGGCGTCAATAAATTCAACATCAATATCCCTGTAGGAGTATAAAAATGTCTCTTGAAACTTTTGCTATGCGTGATGTGGTTGTATCTATCAACTTCCAAGACGTAACTAGTGCTTTACAAAATTTATCAGATGCAGTATCGATTGAGTATAAACCTATGGTAACTATTATCACTAGTGTTGATCAATCTGGTTGTGTACAACAAAGCACCGACAACACTTGCACGATAAAACTTAAAATGCTTTCAACCCATCCTATCAATAATGATCTAGCTACTTTATACGCGTCTTTAAATTCTGGGGTGCCTGTCAAAGTGTTTCCAATTGCTATTTCTTATAACGGCGGTGGTTTTATTACTACTGGTACATTTTCTTTGTCTGGGATGTTTAACCAATCTTTTGGCACAGAAATTGCAGCACGTGAGTGGGAATTTGTAGGGCTTGGGACTATGTTCCCAGCTGCATTAGGTAAATCATCATGAGACCAGTAAAAACCGTTATTTGCAATAACAAAGCTTTCAGATTTAATAGAATGTTTG